GCCAATCATATTTTCAGTAAACAATTCCATGAAAAGTTCAATAGATTGATTACTAGCTTTACCTTCTGTCATTGCTGATAGACAAGAACCAGTGCTTAACTCAGCACCTTCTTCTTTAGTAAATTTATTTACAGCATTTCTAATTGCTATTTCACAAGTAGGACATGCTGTTTCCCATTCTTTTATAGATAACTTACCATATTTATATAATACAATAAGTTCACCTAAATATTTTTCTGTGTCAACTCCTTTAAGAGCTTCAAATGCCACCACAGCATTTTCTTTGTCTGTAGAACGTAACATGTTCAACAAGTTCTTTGTTTCTTCTTTGCTAAAAATCATATCATTTAATATTTAAAAAGGTAATCAAATCTTGAACTTTTTCCATTATCTCATCTTTAAGTTCATCTGTAAGTGTTTGTAATTCTAAATTGTACAACCACTCATTAAATTCATCTTCTGTCATCAGTCTTCAATTTTAAGTGTTTTAATCATCCATTCTGTGGGTGTATTAATATTATCCACCCATTCTTTTGCACTTGGAATATAGCCATTGCAATCTTCTTTGACATGTTGTTCCCCAACATATCTTATGTAGACAGTTTTGCCTACAGAATTTACAAAATGAGTTCCAAAATGAACCTCACATTCAAATATACCTTCACTATGGTGACGGAACATTCTATGTTTGCTGTGACCAATCCAAGCCTTTGTAGCATCAAACCATTCATGAATATGCATGTACTCTAATGGTTCACCGCCCCATTTACGGGCACTGGATTTAGCATGTTCATATGGATGAGCCATTATTTAAGAGATTGATTAATTAAACTACCTTCATGTACATAGTCTTCTGTGTGAGTAATGTAAATTGAATTTTCAATTTTATACTTACCAGAAGGAACTAAAATAGAAAGTACACCATAGCCTCCAGAATCATTCCACCAATCTTCAATATCACCAAGGATTTTATCATCAGCAAAATCTTCAATGTCAGAATTGATACCACTATCAAGATCACTTAATCTTGGTGCAGCATCACCCCCATATGTTTTTAATTCTGAAATAAACTCAAATGCAGCTTCTTCATCTTTATCTAAAGTTTCAGTAGTATAATGAATATCTTCAATAGCACCACTGTCTCCACCACCTGAGTAATATACTCTAATTCCGGTCACACCACGGTCAGCCAACTGTAAAAGAAGGCTTGTCATATCATTTTCTGTCATAACTATTTTGTTTTGTAAAAACGGCCAAGAATATTGCCGTTCAAGTATTCTTCTTTTTCAAGCACTTCATACTTAAATTGGTGCTTTACTTCTTGATAGGTCAATTGCATTGCTGAATAGCAAATCATTAGAATTTCCCTTTTAATTACAACACCTGCTTTGTGAGCTTCTTTAAGAGTCTTGTTACTACTATAGTAATTCATAAAGTCAGGTTTAAGCTCCCGGGTGTATTTCTTTAGTCTCTTGTCTGTAGACATAGCCAAAGCTTTCTTACCTAGAGGTTTCTTGATATTAGCAAAAAAGTTCTTCTTGCCAATGTATGCAACAGACTTGCCATCAATGATAGCTGTCATAGAGTAAATAAATCCAATTGCTCCTGTTGGGATACAAAATTGATTAAACTCTTTTCCTTTATATATCCAACTCATATGCATTTAACTTTAATCTTAACTCCATGTTCTCTAGCTCAAATATGGCTAGTTTCTTAGATAACTCATGTTCTTGTTCTTCAAGTAAGTAATTCTGCTCCTCAAGTTTTTCTACTTCATCTTTTAACTCAGCAATCGCATTGATATATTCAGTTTCTACATTCTCAAATTCTGATTTTATATCATCAAAATAACTCTTTGCATAATCAAGATGTTTTTCAAGTTCATCCATTTGGTGATCTAAACTCATAATGCTTGTTTTAATAATGGTAATAATTTATCTCTTACAGCTTCAATACCATGGTCTTTTACAGAATCTGATAAATCTTTTGACATGTCAAGTACCACATATTCAAAACCATACTTGTCTTTGTATCTCTGAGCAGCTTTAATACCTGGCTCATCATTATCAAACAGTACAATTATTTTTGAATAGTGTGGTAATAGTTTACTAATTATAGATTCTCCAATCATAGTATTCTCACTATCCGGAGCAATACATTCTACATTACCAATACCAAGCTTTCTAAAACACATAAGATCTTTAAGTGATGATGTAATTACTAAGTATTTACAATCATATTTAAGTTGGTCTATTCCCTGTACATAATTTTGCACCTTAATAAACTTCTTGTTTATATTTTTAGGCATGTAAATTTTATACAGTTCACCATCTTCTCTAAAGTATCCATATAAAAATGGTTTATCAAAAATAAATGAAGTTACAGAATCATCTTCTTCTCTTTTTTCCATAGTAAAATAAGCTAAAGGTGCCACATTATACAGTGATAAAAGAGTTGAACTAATTTTAAAGCCTGTCCAAAAAATAGAATCTAAATTATTCCAATGTCTCATTTCATAGTCAACCACTTTGAACTTATCATGGAATTTAAATTCTGTTTTAGGTTGCACATTATGATTTAGAACATAGTCTTGGTAATCATTAATTATTTTACTAACAGCATTTCCTCTTTCAGGTAAGTTAAATAATAACTTTACTAATTGTATGTTATCTCCTTGATACCCAGATGAAAAATCCTTAAATTTATACATCATATTACTACTATCCATGTAAATAAACATAGATGGTATTTTATCTTTAGAATTAAATGCAGAAAGTATTTTAATATCTTGACCTGAAAGCTTTTCTTTTAAATTTAAATAATATTCAAAAGGCCATTCTATTGGCACCTGAGAAAGTTTAGATATTATATTCTTAGTTGAAATCATAATCAGATAATTAAAAATTAATGGGGACACCTTATCTGACATCCCCATTAATTAATTAAAATTAATCTAGAGAGAAATCAGAAGATGTTTTAGATGGGATAGATAAATTATCATCATCATCACCAAATTTATTTACTTCTTTTACTTCAGCTTTTTTCAAGTGAAGAGCCTCATTGTAAGTCATTAGTTTATCACCTTCAGTTTCAGTATAAACATAAGTACCTCTATCAGCTTTTGGTAAGTACATATCATAATTTGTATAACCTGTTTTACCAACATATTCTTTACCTGCAATACAGAAATCAAGATAGATATCTTTGTAGACACCACTTTTATTAAATGCACTTACAAAATCTTCAATAGTATCATGTTTACCATCTTGAGATGTAAACCACTCACTAACTCCTAATGCTTTAGATAAGTTTTGTAAAAAGATTAGAACTGATCTATCTCTTTGGATCTTGATACCAGTTTTAGTCTCACCGTCTGCAAATGCATACTGACTTGCTTTGATTCTACCAATTTGACCAGCATAGTGACCTTTACTTGCATCATCTTTGTCAATCATGAAGCCTTCAAATCCTTCTAAAGGTTCTGTTTCTACATTTAATATCATGTGTTTTGCACCTTCGATAAATGTAAAGTCTTCTAAGACAATACTGTTAATTTTTAAAGTGTGATTACCTGGAGCAATTGTTTTTGCCATTCCTGTTCCACCTGTTCCTAAGTCTGTTGTACTTAAAGCCATTTTGTTTTATTTTTTATTTGTTATTATACATAAATTTTGTCCCAGTGAAACTCTAGTTCACCTTTTTCATTCAATTCAGAAACTACAATTTCTTCATTAGTTAAATGCTTTGGTCTTGCACCACAAGTCACTTCTTCACTAGTCTTAAATGATAGAATAGTTTTATTACCTTTTCTATACATATAACCTATTGCATCTGCATTAGCACATATTAAAGATTTAATTTTACCTGTCAAATCAATGTTTGCAGCCAATACCATTTCACCTTTATCATCTATTTGCTTGTCTTTAATATGACCTGCTAAAATAATATGGGGTGCTAAAGTATCAATAAAATCTAACACTTGAAAGAAAGCTTGTCTTAAATATAAATATCCAGCACCATTAGGTAATGATAAGACATTGTCTCCATCATAATTTTTACCCATGCTTGTCTGTTTATATAACTTTACGGCAAGAGGACCGACCATATCTTCTAAGGCTGTTACAGTATCTATAGTAACATACTTATATGGTTTACCTGCTTCTTTGATAGCTTTACCAGCTTCAAGTAATTCTTGTAAAGAGTTTACTTGAATTTTCAAAGCATCTACATAATTAGAACCTTCTTCTAAATCAATAATAAGATTATTATCTAGACCTGCAAATGCAGTAGTCTTACCAGTCTTTGGCTTAGAATAAATAATCAATCTTTTAGGATTAGTTGATTCAGATTTTACTTTTGTTGTTGGAAGTATTATACTCATAATTTATTTATTAAACTGTTTAACCATAGTTTATTACTAACTGGCTGTTTCCACATAATAGCTGCAAAGTCACTAATTGTCATATCTGACATAAGAGCATCTTCACCTACTAATATTGAAGCTATATCTATCTTCTTTTCTGAAGAAAGCTCAACTTTCTTTTCTGCAGGAAATTCTCCTTCAAAGTCTGGAAATAAACTACTTTGTAATTTTGGTAATTCTACTTCTTCTTCTTTTACTTTTGTTTCAGCATCTGTTTTTCTCTTTTCATAAAGAGCATGTGTAATTTCAGTTCCATCTTTTAGAACTGCACACATTTCAGATACGGGTACTGTATACAATACATAAGGATCTCCCTTATAATTTGTACCAGATTTAGTTTCATATTCCTCTGTATAAAAAGGATTGAACTTGTACTTAAATAATTGTCTGTCTTCTGAAAATGGTACTACATCTATTACTGCACCATTAGCATCAGTAACATTATCATAGAACTCAATATAGACATCTTCTCCTTTACCAATTTCAGATTCAAAAAACTGAACATGTCTACCAAACTTACCTTTCTGAAAAAAAGCAGTCTTGATAATAAAAAACGGATCTACTTGGCCTATAGCTCTAAAGGTATCCATGTGTTGGACAAAAAATTCTTTTTCTTTTTCTTTTCTTACATTCATACTTTTTTTTTAAATTGACATTTTCTTTGTTGCTTGGGCAGGAGTGTCTATTTCAATAATTCTCATGGTGCTTCTATCTAG